GCAGCGCTCGCCCAGGAGTTAACGGCCAACGTTAAGAAGGTCATAGAAGCCGGCCAGCGTAGCGAATGGCTGGCGGCGACCTACCGCGCCGACGCTTTTTTAGGCACCGTATTAGACCGGAGCAAGCTAACCGCCGACGAGATTAAACAATATGAGGACCGCAACCTGGAAGGGCTCGCCGCCTTCCAGGGGCGAAAAGTGCAAGGCATGGACCTAAGCGCGCGAGTTTGGAAGTACACCGACCAATTTACGAGCCAAATGGAGATGGCCATCGACATAGCCCTCGGCGAAGGGCGCAGCGCCCAAGAACTAAGCCGCGACGTTAGGAGCTTACTAAACGAGCCTAACAAGCTCTTTAGACGAGTTAGGGACAAATACGGCAACCTACAGCTGAGCAAAGCGGCGGCAGCATACCACCCCGGCCGCGGCGTTTACCGCAGCAGCGCCCAGAACGCTATGCGCTTAGCCCGCACCGAGATTAACATGGCCTACCGCCAGGCCGACTGGCAGCGCTGGCAAACCTTAGACTTCGTAGTAGGCATCCGGATCAGCCTAAGCAACAACCACACGATCAAGAACCGGAAGGGCGAGTTAGAACCGTTAGAGGACATCTGCAACGAGTTAGCCGGCGACTACCCCAAAACCTTTAAATTTGTAGGCTGGCACCCTAACTGCCGATGCGTAATTACGCCGATTTTGCAGAGCGACGACGAGATGCACAGCGCCCGCCGCGCCCGCCTTCGCGCCGTCATGAACGAGGAAGCCTACAAAGCTATGCCTTCGGCTAACCAGGTTAACACCGTCCCGGATGCCTTTACGCGGCACATAGAAGCAATAGCCAAGCGAAGCGAGGGCTGGGCGTCCCAACCCTACTATATTAGAGACAATTTTAACGGCGGCCGCATAGCCGGCGGCCTATCTTCGGCCGTACCACATACCCAGCCAGTAGGAGGCACAGCGGCCAAGCCTAACACCCCGCCGACACCCTGCCCCCTTTACGACGCCGAGATAGACGACCTAAAAAAGAAGGCCTACGCTTTAGGCCTCGATATTAGCCGCCTGGACCCGCTCCGAGCAGCCGGCGAAAGCGCACCGCTTAAGGCCGAAGTAACCAGGCTTAAGGCCACCGCTGAGGACCGCACCGCCGACTGGCTGGCAGCAGCGGCGAGCCTTCGCGCCTTCCTAACCAAGTGCAAAGGTAAGGGCTACAAGTCTAAGTATGGCAAAATCTACTGGGACGCCTTTAGCGCCAAGTTTGAAGGCATTATTAGCGCCAATAGCTACGACCTTAACCGCTACTACGGCGACGCTATTAAGGCATTAACCGAGGGGCTAAAAGACGCGCAGACCACCTGGGCCAACCTTAAAGACACCATAGCCAGGGAGGAAGCAGCGACACCGAAGGACTACCCCGACACCATGCCGGACGAGCTCCACGACGGCGGCAGCTACTTAGCCAACTACGGCGACGACTACAAATTTAACAAGGACTTTTTTAAGCTACTTAAGGCCCAGCCCACGCTCGTAATTACCAAGAACAACAGCAAAGGAAGCTACGAGACGGCCCGAGGCATGAAGGTAGTAATTAACGTTAGCGACCGCGGCAAGGATAGCCAATGGGAGCGCCGCTCCGTAATTTACCATGAGTTTGGCCACGCGATAGCCGACCAACAAGGCCTCCTGCACGACGCCGAAGTAACCAAGACCAGGGACGAGCAGCTGGCCAGGCTGAGGAAGAAAACCAAAGGCTTTTATTACAAGCGAACCATCGAAGGCCACTACGATGCCGAGACCGACACCTACAAAACAACAACCAAGAAGGAGAAGGTAGAGGTTAACCAGATGTATATAATTACGCTAAGCCAAAAGATACAAAACATCGTTAACCGGCTTCGCAACAAAAAAGAAGACGACCCGATTTTTAAGCGCTACGGCTTAACAAAAGGGGACGCCCTCGAGCAAATTTGCTGCGTAATGGACACGTTAAGAAGTTTAGTTAACCGCCAAGACGTAGGCTATGGTCATAGCGTAAGTTATTTTAAATACCCAGGCATGAAGGAACACGAGTATTTAGCTCACTGCTTCGAGAATGCCTATATAGGTAACACAGCCTTCAAGGTATTGATGCCGACGGAGTATGCCGAGATGATAGCCCTGGTTAAGACCTTTAAACAGCCCTAACGAGCCTTTACAAATTTTAAATAGTTTTTATGGACTATTTAAAAGCTGTTAACGACGTAGAGCGCCCCATCGGGGATGGTGCAAACAAAGGCGCCGCCCTTCGGGGCCTTCTGGCTTAAGCCTTCATAGACCGGCACCAGCGCGCCGCCTTCGCCAAGAGCCGACCGGAGAACCTGGCCGGCTTTTTCTTTTTCCAGGTCCAGGAGCCAGCGGGCTAACTCCTTATCTTCGGCGCAAGCGTCACTATTTAAGTAGGCTTCAAGGAGCAGCGCATCGGGAAGCACGGTAATAGGCGCGCGCCCGGTAGTAGTATTAATTTTCGGGATGTACATGGCGAAACTTTAATTTATTCAATTTTTTTCTAATAGCAAAGGCCTGGTTAACGCTCGCGCGATCAGCAAAAGAGAGCTTAGAACTTAAGCCAAGCTCCGACGTAGGAGCCACGGCCAACGGATGCGGCGGGAACATGTGCACCACGGCAGCATCATAGCCTATTAACTGCTGAATCAGCGGGGAGCTATTAGCTAAGGAAGGGCTTTTAATTGTATTCTTAACCATAACAGAGGGGCTAAAGCGTTAAATAATACGCAAATATACGCTCAAAAACGGCAAAATCCAAATCGCGCCCCGGCATTATTCTAAATTGTAACAAATTGTAATACTTCGGTACGACCCCTCCGTAACAATAAAATATTCATAACTTAACCCCAAACCGTTAACGGCGTATTAAGATAATACGCTATTTTTGCAACAAATTAGATTTTAACCCCGATTTTACTATTTAGTCATGACAATAGAAGAACTCTTAGCGCTACTTACAGCTAAATTTCAAGGCGCGCGAAAGGATGGACTCGAGCAGCTGGCGGCAGCTTTAACCCTACAATGCTCGAGCAAGGAGGAAGCCGAAGCAATTATCGACAAACTAACAGACGAGAAGGTTAAAGGCTTCATCCAGGACTGGCGAAAGAAGGCAGACGCCGAAATTAGCCGAGCTAAAACAACCTACGAAAACGGCCTTAAAGAGAAGTACGATTTTGTAGAGAAGAAGAAGCCAGGCGACCCGGAACCGCCCAAGCCCCAGCCCGAAGCGATAACCCTGGAGGCAATAGGCAAACTCATCGACCAGCGACTGGAGGGCTTAACTAATGCCTTCACCGCTAAGGAGGCTGCCGAGACCTACCGAAAAACCTTCGAGGGCGAATTAGACAAGGCCGAGATTAAAGGCCGTCAGCGCGAGATGATGCTCCGCAGCTTCGACCGCGCTAACAGCTTCAAGACCGCGGACGACTTTAACACCTACCTCGAGGAAGCTAAGGGCGACATCGCAGCAATTAAGCAAGAGCAGGCAGACGCCGGGCTCGGCGGACCTAAGCCCATTTTTGGAGCCGTGAACAAAGAAGGAGTTAGCGACGCCGTAACCAGCTTTTTAGCCGCTCAAGGCAAAGAGAACCCGCTCGCCGGGAAGACCATTTAATTAACCCGATTAATTAACAAGTTATGAGCTTAAGAATCGACCGCAAGCAGGACACGCGCACAGCACACGCCTGCACACATAACCTGGCCGACATTCCTAACGGCGTAACCGTTAGCGCTGCCGACCTTATCGCCGGCGGCATCCTTCAAGAAGGAAGCTACATCGGCTCAGACAGCGCCGGGCTTTACCACCTTATCAAGACGGCGAAGCTCGTAGAAAAAGCGACCGCGACCGCGACTACTTACAAAGTAGCCAAAGGCCATCACTTCAAAGTAGGCGACTTCGTAACCAGCGACGCCGGCGGCAAGGCATACGCCATCACCGCAATCGACAACACCAGCGACGCCACCTACGACGAAATCACCGTAGGCACCACCCTGGGCGCTGCACTTAGCGAAGGCGCCGCCCTGGTACAAGCCGCAGCCGAAGCAGCATCGAAAGCCGCTTTTAAGTACACCCCCAAAGCCGTAACCGGCGACAGCTACAACGTTGAGGCACTTAATAACCACTTCGTAGCAGCCGTAACCATCGGCCAATTTAAGGCCGCCGTTAGCCCCGCCGCTTCTAACGGACTACGCAGCGCCCTCCCCACCGTAGTATTTATTTAACCCTTAGCACCCAATAACGATGATACAGACATTAATGCTCGGACTTAACGAGCGCGACATGGCCGCCGTTATTAACAGCTACGAGCTTAAGGACTTCTACTACCCTACGTTATTCCCTATTAAGGAGAACTACACCCTAACATGGAAGACGTTAGAGGCACAAGCAGGCCTACGCATCGCTGCCGACCTCGTAGCCCGCGGCGCAAGTGTTGACACCAAGACCCGCGAAGCAATCGCGCGCATCCAGGGCGACATCCCCAAAATCGCCGTTAAGCGCACCAAGAACGACGAGGAACTAACCGAGTACGACGTCATGATCGCCATGACCAGCCAAAACCCGGACCTTCGCGCCCTCGTTGAATTTTGGGCAGAGGACACCCAATTCTGCTGGACCGGCGTAGCCGCCCGCATTGAGTGGATGGCCCTCCAGTCAATTAGCCTCGGTAAGATACCAGTAACCGCCGACAATAACGTTAGCGTTATTAGCGAATACGAAGTAGACTACCAGATCCCCGCCGACCAGAAGGACGGCACAGCCAACAGCTGGCTCAACCCCCAAACAGCTAAGCCAATTAGCCAGGACTTCAAAGCGATTGTTAAGAAGGCTAAGAGCAAAGGCGTAAGCCTTAAATACGCCTTCATGAACCTGGACACCTTCGCCACCCTCGCCGAAACCGACGAGGCACAGCGCATGGCCGCCAGCTTCGCTAACAACGCCCTTAACATTCAACAGACCCCGAGCGTAGAAGACCTTAACGCAGCGCTTAAGAAACTTCCCTACCTTCGCGGCCTTCAAATTGTGGTAATCGACCAAGACATCACCATCGAGCTCGCCGACGGAAGCCGACCCTTTAGCGGTAACCCCTTCGTAGATAACGTAGTGATGTTTAGCGAGAGCAAAGTTCTGGGTAACACCTTCTGGAAAAAGCCCGCCGACGTCAGCGTTAAAGGCTCCGTAGCTATTAAGGCTATGAACAGCCACACGCTTATCAAGAAATTCGCTAACGAGGAACCCCTCGAGGAAGTGACAATGGGCATCGCCAACGCCTTCCCCGCCTGGACCCTTAGCCAGCGCTCTTACTTCCTTGACACCGCTAACACCAGCTGGAGCCACTAACAAACAACGCCGGGGCGCCCACCTAACCGAGAGCGCCCCGGCGATAACCCCTAATAGCTATGACCTATAAAGAATGGTTTACCCAGACAGCGAGCCGCTTCGGAATCCAGGCCACTGATGTAGATTTGATCCTCGTTAACCGGGAGGACTTAATCCCGGACGCCGACGCGAAAGTAGACACCGCGATAGCGAAGCGCGCCCTTTGCGCCGAGTTTGCGGCCGTCATACCCTTAGCCAACGTTAGCGAGGGAGGCTACAGCGTAAGCTGGAACTGGGAAGCTATTAAATTTTGGTACAACCAGACCTGCGCCGAGTTAGGGATAACACCCGCCGACAAGCCGCGAGTTAAAAACCGCAGTAACAGATGGTAGACGTAACAGCCGTAGTTAATAGTCAATACCCGCACCTCCTTTACAAGAGGACCAGCGAGGGCGAAGCCGTACAAGACGAGCACGGAGGATGGAGCGCAAGCCCCGGAACCTGGGCAAAGTTTAGCAGCTGCCGCGAGGAACCGAACGGCAAAGGCACGACAATCGCCACCGCCGGCGGCAAATTTACGACGTTTAGCTCAGCCGTTTACATCCCCCAGGGCGTAACGGAGCGCATAACGGAAGGCACCGAAGTAATAATAGCAGAGAGCGAGCTGGACACCACCAAGCTCGACGACGACCAATATATTAAGGACTTAGTTAACAAAGGGACCGTTAGGCTCACCGGCACCTGCTTAAAATACGATAGGGGCCGCCTACATTCGAGGCTATGGGTATAAAACCGAACTTTACAGCCGCCGACATTCAAAAAAAATTCGACGCGCTGCTCGGCTTCATTGAAGACGAGACCGTAAGGACTTTACAAGCCATCGGCGAAAAAGCCGTAGCCTACGCGCGAAGCATACCGCCGCCCGACATGGGAGGCCGAGGCTTCAAAGACCACACCGCCAACCTACGCTCCTCGATAGGCTACGCCGTTTACCAAGACGGCCGGCAACTAACGAGCAGCTACGAGGGAACGGCGGAAGGAACCAGCGAAGGCGAGCGCTTAGCCGACAGCGTAGGAGGGAGCACCGAGGGCACCGCTTTAGTAGTAACGGCCGGCATGTACTACGCCGTTTACGTTGAGAGCAAAGGCCGCGATGTTTTAACCAGCGCCGAGCAGAGAGCCGGAGAATGGCTACAAGTAGAGTTAGAAGACATTCAAAAAGCCGTCATAGAATACTGGAACTCATGAAGAAGTGCAGCAGCATAGACACCGACGACATCCTCTATAAATTCCTGGCCCAGGCAAAAGCCGAAGGCCTAATAGAGATTAACGGCATTATTTGCCCGGAGGACGACCGCCCCGCCGATAGTCAAACCGAAGATATAACCTTTAAGACTATAGCGATCACGGAGGACAAACCGCAGGACGCAACGGCGAATATTAATATTTACGTCCCAGACGTGAAGGTTAAAATCCGCGGCACCGAGCAGACCATGCAGAACCGCCCCAGGCTCCAGGAGATAGGGGACCAGGTTAAAGCCTTCCTAAGAGAACTTAACCCCGACGACTTAGAAATGTGGATAGAGAGCGACACGCTCCTAAGCGAGACGGCAGCGCGCCAGCACTACCGTAATTTAAGAATTAAGTTTAATATTCACTAAACAAATTATAACTATGCCCAACCCAGTAACCCTCGGCTTAACCAGCATTAAGCTCAGCGACGAGCTAACAGATGCTTCTAAAGCCTTCCAAGACACCGGCTACAGCGCGCTCGGCCTAACCTATAAGGACACGGCCCAGATGCAGCAGGAAGACGGCACCGACACCGAATTTTATTCGGAGGAAGAAGACGACGCGATCGACGAAATCAACCAGCCGGGCAAAACTACCTTTGCCTTCTCAGTGATGGACCCGAGCCTCGACACCCTTAAAACCTGCTTCGGCGGCGAAATCGCTAACGAAATTTGGGGCTACCCCGACACCGTAGCGACCGTAGAAAAGAGCGTAATCATCAGCCCGAAAAAAGGCCTACAATTCCACATCGCACGAGGAAAAGTAAAGGCCAAACTTAACGGAGCCTTTAGCAAGTCCGGGCTCATGCTGTTGGAAATTACCGTAACGGTACTTAAGCCATCAACTACCGGCGTTAAGAAGATTTACGTTAAGAAGTATTCGGCATCCTAACCACCGCGAGCTGTCCAACTTAATAAATAAACGACCGTAAAGCCCCGCTAAAAGCAATTTTACGGGGCTTTACACTTATAGCACCAGCACAATGAGCCAACCCACTAAAATAAGGCCAATTTAGAGCGCGAGCAGAACGAGCTCCGGCACATGATTAACGAGGGCTTAACCTTCGACGTAGAAGTAAGCTACAAGCGACGCCGCCCCGGTTTTTGGGGCTACCTTCGCCGCCGCGAAGTCATTAAAGAGAAGCGAGCTTTTAAAGTCCAGGAGCCAACCCTGGCGACCTTAGACCGACTTAGCGCCCTTTGGATCCAGATGGAGATCGACGAAACCAAGCTAAACGACCGCGACTATTTAGACACCGCCAAAGCCCTGGCCAAGAAGGAGGCCCGACGCATGGCCGAAGTAGTAGCCGTAGCCGTATTAGGCGAAGACTTATATATAACCACGGAGCGCCGCGGCGTATTCAGCTATAAACCGGACGAGGCTAAGCTGCAGCGCCTGGCTAACACCTTCTACCATGCTATTAAGCCTTCGGAACTTTTAACGCTGGCTATTTTAATAACCAACGTAAGCAACTTAGGGGATTTTATAAGCTCTACGCGATTGATGAGCGCAACACGCACCAGCGACCCGATGACCAATCGAGTAGAACAACCGGCTTAAAATCACCCCACGGCCGCCGCGGGTCGGTATGCGCGCACTTCGGCTGGCCCTTAGATTATTTATTGCACGGCATACCCTGGGGCACCGTCCAAAGGATGCTAATCGACGCGCCAGGCATTGAGGAAACGCCAAGCAATAACACCCAGGTCCAACTCACCGACGACAACGCCGACGAGATTATGGCATTAATTAACAAGATAAACCGATAACGAGATATGAACATCAGCAGCGGCGGACTATCTTTCGATTTTACCGCGACTAACGACAGCTTAAAAAAAATAGTCCAGGATAGCAAAAACGAGATCCAGGGGCTCGCCGATGCTTCAAAGGCCGGCGGCAAAGTAATGGACGCGGCATTTAAAACCGCCTTCGACAATCTACAAAAGAACGCGGTCAAGGTGACTGATACAATGAGCGAATGCCGGCAGGCAATGAAGGGCCTCGAGCAAGAAATTACGACACTTCGCGCCAACGCTAACGCCGCCTTCGAGAAGGGAGACCTTAACGCCAGCGTAGCTATTATGGACACCGTAAAGGCTAAGGAGCGAGAGCTGGCAAAGCGAAAAGAATGCGTAGCCGCATGCTACGAAGCCCTTGACGCCATAGAAGCCGAGCGCCAGCGCCTAAACGATTTAAAAACTTCGACTGATAACCAGACAAAGGCCGCCGAATCGCTAAAAACACAGCTACGCCGATGCAAGGAGCAATTAGCCGAGATGGAAGCAACCCAGGGCGTAGGCGTCAGAGAGACGGCCGAATTTAAGGCCCTCCAGGAGCAAGCCGGCCGCCTGGCCGATAGCTTAGCCGACGCCCAGGCGCAAATTAAGATTTTTTCGGACGATAACGCCCAGCTAACCGGCCTTATTACCGGCATAGGCGGCGTAGCCGGAGCCTTCAGCGCCGCCCAGGGCGCTATGTCACTTTTTGGCGTTGAGAGTGACAAAGTACAACAAGCGATGCTCAAAGTCCAGAGCCTTATGGCCATAACCACCGGCCTGCAGCAAGTAGCCAACGCCGTTAACAAAGATAGCGCCTTTATGCTTACAACCGTAAGGAAGGCGAAGGAATTATTAGCTGCGGCCAACTATAAATTAGCTACAGCCCTGGGCGTATCTACGGCCGCAGCTAAGGCGCTAATGGCAACTTTAACCGTAGGCTTAAGTTTGGCTATAACCGCCGCTATAATGCTTTTTGAGAAATTCAACAAGAAGACCGCCGAAGCTACAAAGGCAAACGAGACGCTTAAAAAAGCCTTCGACGACTACCACAAGACCGTAGCGAGCAAGACCGGCGACCTCGTAGGCCGCTACGAGAAGCTCCGGAGCGAATATGGCCGACTTAAGGATGCAGCAGCCAAACAAGAATGGATAAAGCAGAACGCCTCCGAGTTTGACAACCTGGAGCTCAGCGTTAAGAACGTAACCGACGCCGACAACGTTTTTGTTAAGAACACGAAGGCCGTAGTAGACGCCCTGCAGCTTCGCGCAAAGGCTTTAGCCCTTCAAGAGATGCAAGTTAAAGCCTACCAAGAATATTATAACCAAATTATAGCAGCCGACAACTCAGTAGACGGCGGCGGATTTTATACAAAATACACAAAGCCCGATAAAAACCCGGTAAGCGCTATTATGCCAGATGAATGGAGCAAGGCCGGCCTACAAAATGGCGTAGACTATACATCGAAATTTAAAGGGCAAGTTACACAAGAATGGGAAATCACGCAGGCCGGCGTAGATAAAATTAACGCCTACCGTATTAAAGAAGCCCTAAAAACCAACACGACCATCCACGACAACGCAGCCGCGACACTAAAGAAGACAACCGACTATGCCGAGGATGAGCTAACAGCCATTAACAACGAGCTCCAGAGTAAAGGCATCTTAAAAAACAAGACCACCACAACCGACGGCGGCAAAACGACCACGACCGGGAACAGCACGACGGACGAAAACAAGCAATATGCCGAGCAGCTAAACGCCCGCAAAGCATTATATCAAAAATACCTATCATGGGCCACCAGCAGCGACGAGACCGTAAGGCAAGCCGCCGCCCAGGAGTTTAAGCCCCTTCTGGAATCGGGCGAGACTTATTTAAAATATTTGGAGAACCAGCGCGCCGAGATTGAATCTAAAGCAGAGAAGACCGCCGATGACGTTAACAAGCTCAGCGTATTAAATAACGCTATAGCCGAGGAAACCAAGAACTCAGTTATAGACCAATTTACGAAGCAGCTTAACGAAGACTTAGCCGCCTGCCAAAGCCTGGGCGCTATGTTAGACTTAATAGAGCAGCGCCGGAAGGATATAGCCGACGATCACACCGAAGTAGGCGACCAGGAGCGCACCATCTTAGACGACGCTGACAGCGACACCCAGGAGAAAATGAAGGACGCCGTAGCCGAGCTATTAGACGCCGTAAACACCGTTAACCAGCAGACCGACGCCCTCCGAGTTAAGCAGCTTACAAACATAAGCCTATTAACCACGGCCGCAGCCAAAGCCACCGACCAGGAGCAAAAGAACCGCATCCTTAAGGCGATAGAGACCTACGAACAGCTCTACGCTTTAGGACTTGACAACGTAGACGACCTGGACCGCATTAACGAAGACGTTATAACACGCTTCGGCACCTACGAGCAGCGCCGCCTGGCTATAGTCCAGAAGTACGAAGCCGAGATTAAAGCAGCGCGCCTGGCCGGGAACGAGGAAGCCGCCAAAAAATTAGAGGGCGAGCGCGACATGGAAATCGTTAAGGAGACCGCCGCCTATAAACAACTCTTTGACGACGTAGCCGAAATAGGCACGAAGACCGCCCAAAACGCCTATAACGCCATTAAAAAGACGTTAGACAACCTTCTAAAGCAAGGTAAAATTACCGCGAAGCAATACAAGGAGATGCTCTCGCAGATAACCGACCAAGTAAAGAAGGTTACAGCCGGCAAGGAATGGAGCAGTATTTTAGGCGACAACACCGGCGGCGGCGTGATGGACTTAATATTTGGCTCCGGTGACTTCGAGACCAAAATCGAGAACTTCAAAAACATGTTCAAGAAGCCGGCAGCCGACACCGCGACAATGGCCGACGCTTCGGCCGACGTTAGCGAGAACATGGGCGACGCGGCAGAAGGAGCGGAAGGAGCAGCCGGAGGCGCCGCCAGCGCTATAGGCACGGTAGACACTATTATTAAAGCAGTTTACCAGACCCTACGCGCCGTTAGCGATACCTTAAGCACTATAGCCGACTACGAGGAAAGCATCGGCAACGGAGACAGCGCCGACACTTTGCGCGACTGGTCAGACTGCATTAACGCCGTTAACGAGACGGCCATGAGCGGCTGGGAGAACCTTAAAAGCGGCAACATCCTGGGCGCTATTAGCGACACCATCTCGATGCCCTTCAAGTTACTAACCACCCTTAACAAAATACACGATAAGAAGTACGAGAAATCAATTAAGAAGCACCAGCAGGAAGTAACGAAGCTCGAGCACGCCTATAACGCTTTAGAGTATGCAGTTAAGAACGCCCTGGGCGAGGAAGTCTACACCAACCAGACAGCGATGATTAACAACCTAAAAAAGCAGCAAAGCGAAGTTTTAGGCATGATCAGCGACGAGGAAGCCAAGAAGAACAGCGACGCCGACAAGCTCGAGGACTACAAAGAGCAATACGCCGAGTTAGGCCGCGAGATAACCGACATCATGAACGATATAACGGAGAGCATCACCCAGACGACCGCCACCGACTTAGCCAGCGACTTAGCCGACGCCCTGGTAGAAGCCTTCGAGGGAGGAACCGACGCGGCTAAAGCCTTCGGCGAAGTAGCCGACGACGTTATTAAAAACGCCGTAGTTAACGCCCTTAAGTTACAGCTCCTGGAGCAGCCACTACAAGCGGCAATTAAACAGCTTCAAAAAGATATGGGCTTCGACGAAGAAGGTAACGGCACCTTCGACGGCTTAACCGAGAGCGAGCAGCAGCGATTTAAGGACGCCGTAGCTAAAGCAGGCGCCAACTTCCAGGAGGCGATGAACCTTTATAAAGACCTCTTCGAGGACTTAGAGGACACCGACCCCACGACACTGAGCGGCGCCCTTCAAAGCGCAAGCCAGGAGAGTATCGACCTATTAGCCGGCCAAACCAACGCCGTAAGGCAAAACCAGGTTAAACAGCTGGCATTAATTCAACAGCAGCTGCTGAGCCTAAACAACATCGACAACAATACGTCCGTAATTGTCACTAAGCTCAACACCGTAATTAACTACTTAGCCGCCCACCAAAGTAGCGACCTTCGCTCCCAGGGCATAACCGATTAATTTATTAAGATGGAACTAAAACAGCTAAGACGCGAGCTAACCGCCGAGGCAGTAAAGGCGGGAATTTGCGAGGAATGGCGCGAAAAGATAGCCAACGCACCATCGCGGGAGTATCTTTTAACTTTGGCCGTTAAAGGGCTCGATTTTGTCATACTTAACGACTTCCCGAGCCTTCGCCTGGCGGCCGAGTTTGACGACATAGCCCCACACTACGGCCTCTACGTTAACAAGCCCATAGAGGCCCGCAACCAGAAGCGCGTAATAGCCAGGGGCGCTCAGAGCCGCGGCCGCGCAATTTACAACGGCTTCCAAGTAGGCGAAGTCTACGCCTACGCCGGGGCCGAAGTAGAAGTAATCGTAGAAGACCACGCCTACACCGCTATAACGGTAGAGGCTGGCGCTAAAGTGATAGTAAAGACCGCAGGAAAGGCCACCGCTAAGATCTTCAACCACGGCGGAAGCGTAGCCAGGGACACGACCGGCGGCGGAACCATTAAAATATATTAGACATGGCAAGCGACAACAACCTCATTTTAAATTTACCCTTCGACGAGAACAGCGGGAGCGAGAAGGCCTACGACTACGCCTCCAACCGCCACGACGCCACGGTAGAGGGCGCCGACTTCATAGCAGGCAAGCAAGGCAACTGCATCCACTTCGACGGAGGCGGGAGCGCTACTATAGACACCAGTTTTATGACGCTAACCGGCAACTTTACCGTATTAGCCTGGATAAAGCCCACGACCTACGCCGACGGCTACACCGGAGGCAACCGCATCGGCTTTTTATTCAATACTTCGGCGCTTAACGGCGCGCAAGTAGTATGGCTCGACGTATTAGCAGACTCCTGGGGCTTCTACGTCATTCGCAAGAAGGGCAACACGATTAACATTTACCAGGACACGCAGCTCAAGGCGTCATTAACCATGACGGCGAGCGCGTTAATAGGCTTCGCAATTTTTCAAGACATTTACGGCACCGGCCTGGCCGTAGCCGACCTGGACGAAGTAAAGATTTACGACACAGCGCTAACCGAAGACGAGATAACGGAGAGCCTTAACAGCGTCAGCCAGCTCGCCTACTACATAGACGGCACCAACTTAGCCGACATAGGCATTCGCGTATCAGCCAGCTCCGGAGTTATAGACCTTCCCAAGCTAAAGACCCCTACCACCATAGACTGGCCCGACTACCACGGCAAAGTTATAGACCTAACCGACAAACGCTACGAAGAAAGGGAAATAACACTAAGCTGCTGGCTTAAGGCCACCGGCAAAATGGACTTTTTTACGCGCGTTAATTCGCTACACCGGCTATTTACCGGCGACGGAACCGCGCGCTTAATGATAGCCATCCACCCGACGAAGCCCCTGGTTTACGAAGTCTATAACGCCGACGGCATCAGCCACGACAAGAAATGGCACGACGACAAGATGATAGGCACGTTTAGCCTAAAGCTCAAGGAGCCGGACCCGGTTAAGCGAGTTTTGCGCCACCAGCGCGCCAACGCATCATCGGCCAAGCTAACCATCGGCTTCAAGGTAGATAGCCTGGTTAACGTTTACTGGGGCGACGGCTCGGTAGACTACGACGTAACCGGGGACCATACCGGCGACAACGCGCTGACCCACACCTACGCCGAAAACGGCATTTATTACCCTATTATCGGCGGCATTATTGACGATATTAGCAACTTTACCACAAACGCCATCGTAGTATGGGACAAGATATAACACTTTACAACCGCAACGGAGAGGCTAAATTTGGCCTCTCCTCCCGCGGCACGGTAAGCGTAGTAACGAAGGCCAGCCAGAAGCAGCAGCTCCTGGCCGACGACACGATAACCATCGAGATAACCCACGCGCGGCCGCTTAATATTACTATAGGCGACTATATTTTAGTATTCGGCCGGCGCTACACGGTTAACCAGCTGCCGGAACCTTCAAAGACCGGTAACCGCGTTTTTGCCACTACACTAACTTTAGAGGGGCCGCAATACGAGCTGATAGATGTCCACTACCACCTGCCCGAAGACGCCTACGGCGACACCTACTATGCCAACCTTAAGCGCCATTTAGACGTATTAGCCTGGAACATAGAACGCATCTACCCGGGCCGCTGGGTCATAGTCCTAAACGCCGAGGACTACGACGAAGACGACTACCAAAATATAACAAGCAGCGAAAAGAACTGCCTGGAGATGTTGCAAGAGCTATGCGACTTATTTAACGTAGAATACCAGGTAACAAGCAGCCCCAGCGTTAACACCCTTCAAGTATTGAAGAAGGCCGGCACTACCCAGCCCTTTACACTTCAATACGGACGAGGCCGCGGCCTTTACGAGCTTAAGCGCACCAACGTTAACAACGCTTCGATAACTAACCGCTTATTTGTTTACGGCGGCAGCGACAACCTGCCCCAAAATTACGGCTACACAAAGTTATGTTTACCGGACACGAGCCGCCTAACTTCATTTATTGAGGACGAGGAATCTATAAAAGCCTACGGCCGCAAGGAGAACGAGAAGAACTACAGCGACATCGAGCCGGAACGCATAGGCGAAGTAACCGCCCTGGGCTCCGACGTTATAACCTTCATAGACGAAAGCGGCTCAGAGGACGACCCCGACAAGCCGCCGATGTTTGATCTTAACGAGACAGACGACGCCGGCAATACCAAATGGCTAATCGACAGCACCAGCGCAAAAATTACCTTCCAAACCGGTAACTTAGCCGGCTACGAGTTTGACCTGCACAGCTACGACCACGCCACCAAGAAATTTATTATTAATAAATTCACGGACGAGAACGGCCTGGTAATACCTAACGACACTATGGGCGCCTTCCAGCTTGGCATCGGTGACAAGTATATTATTACTAACATATACCTGCCCGACGCCTACGTTAAATCAGCCCAAAAGAAGCTCCTGGCCGCCGCTTTAGTTGACTTCCCACCGCTGACACAACCGCAAGTAAGTTATAAGCTAACCATCGCCGAGAACTTTTTTACCACCCTTTACGGCCACGAGCAAACCGAGATTTTACACGTAGGCGACTACATACACATCAAGGACCCCGACATCGGCGTAGACAAGGAAGTAAGAATAACGGCTATAACGCGCGAGCTAACAAAAGCCCACAGCTAC